GGCAACGCGACCTTCGGCTCGCGCTCTACCGTCATTGTGTCGCGTAATGGCGATTTAATTAACTCGGCCTATTTACAGGTTGGTCTACCTGCTCTAACTAATTATACTGCTAGTCTCAACGTTGGCGGCGCCTCCGCTGGTACTGTAGTCTGGACTAACTTTGTTGGTCTAGCCATGATTAACTATGTTTCAGTTGAAATTGGAGGCCAGGAAATTGACAAACATTACGGTGCGTGGATGTATGTCTGGCAGGAACTAACCATGACCTCAGAAAAAGCCGCTGGCTATAAGAGCATGGTTGGAGGAACCGACGCGGTTGGTCCATTATCCACACCCGTCGCTGAAGTTGACCAGGTTCTTCACGTACCTCTAGACTTCTGGTTCAATGTAAATGCTGGTCTAGCTCTACCCCTAATTGCCCTCCAGTACCACGAAGTCAAATTCATCTTCCAGTTCAACGCTTTAGATAAGCTACTTATGGTGCTTGATTCGGCTAAAGCTGTTGTTCCCAAAAGCGAATACACATTTTCCGGCACTGCGCCTGTCCCAACCATTGATTTATTCATTGACTACATTTACCTAGACACTGACGAACGTCGCCGCTTCGCGCAGATGTCTCACGAATACCTAATTGAACAGGTTCAGCATAATGAAACAACTGTTACTGTTTCGTCAGCTGGCACTGTATCCCAGCGTCTAACATTCAATCACCCATGTAAGGAACTTATATGGTTCTTCCAGGGTGAAAGCAACACTCTTGGCAATGACATGTTCAATTTATCGGACTCAGCCGTAGGAGACGAAGAAAACGGAACTGATGTTCTTTCATCAGCTGTCCTAAGATTAAATGGACACTACCGTTTCAACCCCAAACGTGGCCCCCAGTTCTTCCGTCAGTGGCAGCCATTCATTCACCACACTAACATCCCATCGTCGAATATCTACGTTTACTCATTCGCCCTCCGCCCAGAAGAACACCAGCCATCGGGCTCTTGCAATTTCTCGCGTATCGACAACACTATCCTTGAATTCGAACATAAGGCTTGCACTAATTTCACTAATGCTACTCTAACTGTATTTGCTCGCAATTACAATGTCCTACGTATCATGTCGGGTATGGGTGGTCTCGCTTACTCGAATTAAGTATTTGGTTTGTGTATTTGTTGTTTAGTTTAGTTTAGTGTATTGTTTAGTTTAGTGTATTGTTTAGTTTAGTTTAGTGTAATTTCCCAAAAAAAGTGTAATTCAAAAATATTATTATTAAGTTTCTAGATTAGAAAAATAATAATAATTATTGTTTATTGTTTATTGTTTATTGTTTATTGTTTATTGTTTATTGTTTATTGTTTATTGTTTATGGTTCTTCTACTGAATCCGCCCATGATTTACTTGGGCTAGTATTAGAAGTTTCATTAACCATCGAATTCATTAAATCTGATGGCGTACTAATAGGTGCAGAATTTGGACAATTTTCTCCGTTGTTGCTAGTAGTTTCTGTATCAGAGGGAACCGGAGGTGGAGTAGGAGGTGGAGGTGATGGACCTGGAGTAGGAGATTCATTTAAAATACCATCAGGGTCATGAGAATCAATTTCTTTAATAGCCTTTTCATTCTCTGCTTTACGAAGTTCATTTTCCATGTCAATATTTCCAATTAATTCACGTTTACGCTCATCAAAATGCATCTTAGATTTCAGCTGATTTTCACGATGTCCACCAATAATCTCATTTAGTTTGTTATCAACATGAACTTGTTCAATTAATTCTGGGTTTGGAGGAATTAATAGCCATGAATACATTTCTACTACATAAACATCAAACGTAGAATCCATACTTTGTAGCATTTCAGCGTGTTTTTTAGCTTCATCTAGCTTATTAAATACACCTTTAATTTTAAGACATAGTTGGTCAGCTTTCTGAGTACCGGTTGGAGAAACAATGCTAATAAGTGCATAATTCTGACCACTCATTTTATTATCGTCAACATCAACTACTTCATCAATACTTAGAGATTTAATTTGTTTCTTAGCGGCTTTATCAATAATATCCGACTTTGCTTCACTTAGTGGTTTGAAAAGTGGGTCATTTTCAGTAGAATATTCTGGTTGTTCTGTTGGGGTTTCGGATGAAGTACTTGTCATTATATAATTATATAATACTATGTAGTTTTAAGTACTTTTAAATATTTAAATACTCGCTATAAAAGTCCAATTTAGTTCTTTACATATTCCTTTCCATATTTTTTCCTGTTCAAACAATTTTTCTCTACTTTTTAGTAATGGGAAATATATTAAATATTCATCTTTTTTCAATAATTGACAAAATTTATGTAGTGTATAAGAATAACTTAAAAAGTTCTTTCTTTCTTTTGGACAATTGAGTTTAAACGGTTCTTGAATTTTATCAAATAAACCCAGTAATATTTCTTCAAACTCTTTACTTATTTTTAATGGAGGTATATTTGTTATTTTACTAATTATATTAGGAATATGTTCATAATATTTATTTAATTTTAATTTTTTTAAATAACTCTTTATTCTTTCAGATGTAATCTTTGAATTTTCATTAATCCTATCCTTTTTGAGTTCAGTAAATAATAATTCTATTACAACAGCCGGTATTTGGGTTACTTCTTTTGCTTGTAATTGATTTAACCATTCTTTAAAATGATTTTTTCTCTGATAAGAAAATGGCTGCGCAACTATATCAATTTGTGTTGTTTCTGAATAATTAAAATTGTTTGAATTGTCCATATATTTTTCACATACACCACAGTCAGTACATATTAGTAAACTTTCTTTATTGTCTATATCCTGTTTTCCTCCACATTGTTTACATCCATTTTTAATTCTGCCAAGATTTATTACAGTATTGTTAACACATTTATTCACATAATTAGTGTATTCAGTACCCCTATTTGTTTTACCAGTTTTACTAACAAAGTTTAATATACTACCACTACTTATTTGACTTTCATTGATTTGACTTTCATTGATTTGACTTTCATTGATTTGACTTTCATTGATTTGACTTTCATTGATTTGACTTTCATTGATTTGGCTTTCATTTATTTGGCTTTCATTATTCATATTTTCTAGAAATTCTTTTGCATTACTTAAATAATCTAATAATTCTGTCTGATTTTCAATATCTGATATTTCATCTTTCAATTTATTTATTTCAAGATTTATATTATATTTTTGTTCAATCTTTTCTGAATCCTTAGACAATACTAATACATTATATATCTCAATTAAATTAATAAGTTTATATTTTTTATCATCCAAAGTTGAATAATAATCAGTTATTGTTTTTATTTTTTCATCATGTAAATTATCTATTGATGATCGTGTATCATTATAAATTTTTTTACTTGATAATTTGAATGTATTCATTAATTAAAATACTATTTAAATTTTAAATTAAAAAATACATTTAAATACATTTACATTTACATTTACATTTGAATTTAAAAATCGTAAATAAAATATTTATAATTATTAAATTAATAAAATGTTTACTGATGATATTAATAATAAATACCACCAAGTACTATCTAAACAGGGGTCGGATTCTAATGAATACATAGAGTTTGCATTGAAATCAACTAATAAAAATGACCCGTTTTTATTACCATATTATTTTTCAAAAATAAATGTAAATTTTATACAAAAGTCGGTTATTGAATATGTTAAAAAAGCTAGAAATATAACAATAAAAACTGAACAAGATATAGATAGTTTATTAAATTTAATGGTTAAAAATTATTTGTATATCCATAGTTCAGGTGGAATAAATGGTGATACATGTTCGTTTAAAAAAATCCTTGGTAATTTAAATAAAATTACAGTAGAGGAATATGTTAAAACGGTTTTATCTTCATTAAATATGACCGAATACTTTTTAAAAGATATATCAACTTTACCACTTCCATTCTCACATCCTATATCTTCTGATGTCAAGGGGAAAAATGAACTTGGATTTGTTGGTTTCTTCGAAGATAATCATGCATTTACTAATAATATATCTTCATTTAATACTAGAAATGCATAAAAAGTAATAATACGTTATTTATTTATACATTTAATAAAATAATTCAATAATTAAGTATGGATAATTTAATAGATATTATCAAATATAAAAACATTAATATTAATAATATAGTTATTAACAATAATATTATTAAATATTTAGGGCGACATTTTTATATTCAAAGTCCTATTATATATAATTATAAACTTGTTAATCAAGAAGGAATTAAATACATAGAACTAGAACTAGATAATAATAAACAAAAGCATATAAATTTTTTAATTATAATTAATGATATTGAACAAAAATTAAATAGAGAATTAAATGAAACTATTAAAACACAAATTATA